GTGGTCATGCTGTTGTTAAACAAGTGCTGTCGTCAATTGCTTACAGCTCGTTTGAAGTTGTGAGTGAACCCGACAGGTGTGTTTGGCAAATTGACCCCGACAATTACAACGTTTTGAATCTTTTCATCAAGGATGAGGATGAAAAAGATTTTGGTTTCAACTGTGATAGGCTGCTACAACACGCGCAGCAAGGGAAGTATGCGATTGTCGAGATGAGGGATTCTCGTAGATATTTGCATGTTCTCAGTCGAAAGAGATTCGATACTTTTGACTTGTTACAGCTGAAGGATTGTGAAAGGGAGAAGTTCTATTCTGGTTCATCGAGCTCTATCAGCTCTTTGGGCATTACCATCAAGAATTTGGTGACTAGGAAGAACAAAACTCCGAAGAAAGAGAGCAAATATTCTTTCACGGATAAGTCGCAAGCAATCAAAACCCACGTGTCAGGTGCGACTGCGAGTCGGGACATTGGTACGACTTCGGATGACGGCGTTATCTTACCGCCCGATGAAGATGTGTATGACTTGACTCCATCAGAACAGGCCTTGATGCATCAGTACGATATTTTTGTCGGAAGAGTGAAAGTCACACAGCCTGAAAAAGAGACTGTAGACGTTTATTTCTCCGACTCTAAGAAACTTGATGAGGCCTATACTCTCATTAGACGTGTGGACAACAGACCCGTGAAAGGAAACAAAGTCGAGATTAAGTGCACCAAGGAAGTCAATGAAAAAATAATTGATCTACTTGGTACTTTGAAATCTCACAAGATCAAAAGGACTCAAGAACTGTCCGGCAATGGTCACATAAATTGTGCCATGATAAAGAAGTTTTGTGACAGTTGGTGCCGCGAACACTCGGGTGTCATGCACGCAAAACCCATGGTGGGTCAGTTCGTGTACAAAGAGTGTGGGGCTAATTGGGTTACTGTCATAAAAGATGTTGCTTCTGGAAAATGCCACCCATGCAAACCTTGTTTGGGGTTGGTCGACGACATTCGGATAGATCAACAGGCATACATGATAATGACAAATGACACCATTGATTTGCATCAAAAGAAGGCTCTGACCTTGGACCTTACATCTGGTCGCATGCACAGGATGTGTAATAGGAAGAGTCAAAACTGTTTCGAGAGGGCCAAAGTAGGATTTTTCAGTTTCATTTACGACATGACCACCACCGACGTGGCGGACTCTTTGGATAACATGCAGGCAGTGTGCGGGTACATGAGCATAGTTATGTCCGAATTGGTCGTGACTGGAATGTCTTGCAATGATGTTTTACCTATTTCAGGCATGGCTTTTGAGAGATTGAGAGTCAGGAACAGGTTCTTCGGTGATTGTGAAAAACTTAGGTGTTATTTCACATCAGAAGGATCCCAGTACGACTATGAGCACGACTTCCACAACATCAGGGAGTTTTTCATCAAACCCGTGATTACTTCCACCAAGGGTAATTGTTACTCTGTCAACATTGTTAAGGAGATCTCATTCGATGGGATAACCGAAGCGTACATCTTTCGGTTCGCTCCAGTCAACCATGCTGTCGATAGGCAACAGCTGACCCGCACGTATGTCAATAAGTCTGACTACTATGCATTGGTGAGAGTACTTGTCCCCACCCCAAACCTCAAGAAAGGAATGTTTTCAAGAACAGGGACCTTGTATGTACCGAACGTCATCAGGGTACCGAATAGGCAACTGAGGGAGACCTTGAATTACATGATAGGACTACCACCGAATGATAAGGTCACATATCAGGAGACCTTCAAATCTTTGGTTTCCAGATTGCGTTTCCAGGTGACCTCAGGGGGAGCCTGGTTTGACGAGATGGACATTGAGTCTGATAACCTAGCCCTTGTGGCTGTGGTAATTTACATCAAAGCCATGGAAATCAGACACAGTATGAGTAGTGAGGTTGGGAAGCTTATGAGTAAGCTGAAAAAATACAACAGCCAGTCTGATAACATGACCATAGTCAACGTTTTCAACGGCATAGTTGAGTACTTCAGAAAAATTTTTTCCGATGACATGAAAATAACTCACCCTTCCATTCAGGAAGATGGGGGTTGTCTGACCATGTTTGCAGTTAATTACCTGTCAAACTGCTTAAATCAAATTGGAATAATATCTCCAAAGAAAAAATTTTTCGTTGCAAAGATGAGTGTCGAGGTGGACTGCACTGACGCCAATATCGGATTTCTTCCGATTTTCAACTATCAACCAATACCTGTTGATGGATCTTTCGATGCAATTGCGTCTGCGCCTGTTGTTGAGTGCGATGCAGTGAGCATTCGAGCACCAACGGATGAGGAAATGGTCGAGGCAAACAAGCGAAGAAGGATGGATTACGAACAACTCTTGCCATCCATGTGTTTCTACCAGTCTGCACTTCTTGCTAAAGGTTTCGAGCCCGCAGTGGAAGAGCTTGATGAGCACATACAGTCCTTCAAACAATGGTTGGAGTCGAGGGAAAAAGGTGATTTGGCCTCCCGTTTGAATGCTGGGACGGATGATGTGCTGGCTAATCAGTATGCGCATTGGACCAACACACGCATAGTGATAGTGGGTGGTATCGCTAGGGTAATGTCACCACCGAATCCTAGTGTTACAGTGTATTTGTTTGAGGAAAGTTCTTTTGATGGGACAACACATGTGTACCCGATGGTGGTGGAATGTTGTTTTTCCGCCGGTGACTCAGTCCCCCCGTCTTATGAATTCTTCAAATTGAACGAAGAAGACAAGTTGCGCTTGTGGTCAGCCCTTTCGGGCATTGATACGGACAGAGAAATGTGCGCTAGAATGGGCAAGCACGAATCCTGCGATTCCTATGTGGGTTGCAGATCAGAATTCTCGGCGATTATTAGATCAAACAACGCTTCGAGAATTATGTTTCATACAAATTCAAATCACGTCTATTACGATTCAGAAGTGATTGACGCCTTCCCAGATATCAAGGGAGAGTTGAAATACGATTACAACAATCCTCTTCAGTTCACCGCGGATACACAATCCTCGCTGTTGGTGTACGATTTTGATATCAGTATTAACAGACATTGGTTATTCACGACGATATTGAGAACAACTGTAACTCCAACGTTGGTCTTCAAGATGTCAGATTTCCACGACAACAAGTATCAGATGGTGGACATGATAAAGTCGCTCTATGGGAAAGTGAGGGTGTACCAGTTTGACGAGTACCAAAAGACCATAGGTGCATCCTATGTGGTGCTTAGCGACTTGAAGATGGATTCCGGCAGCCTTGCGTCCGCCGTGTTTGACGAAATCCAAGGATCCGATAGGTTGAGTAAATTGTGTTCTGATGGAAAAACCATTATGAGCAACATTGTTCGCAACATGAACTCGCGATACTCCAACCTGGTCCACATTGACAAAAAACCCAATCCGACAATGAAAGGCAAGATGGTGAGGGTGAAGGTGAGAAATGAGCCCCGAGTTTATCTGTTTAAAGAATTGTCGCAATTCTTGGCGATGAAGATGTCAACCGTGCAGATCGAAACTAGTTCTCGATCGATAGTTGACTTAGGTGACAACAACAGAAACAAGATAAGATTGGCTGCTAGAGAGTCACTTCTGGAAGTGAGAAGTAAGATAACCAGCAAATGGTGGCATAACTTCAGATTTGTGGGGTTTTATACCTTCGAACAAGACTTAGTCGTTTGCGATGCCTTTTGTAGGCTAGCTACGTTTGAGGACATTTGTGAAGTGGCCAACCTTGTGTTGAGTTGTGATCATTATGAAGTGGCCACCGTGATGAGGAAAGGTAGCAACATGATTGCAATTGATTGCTGTGACGAGAGAGTGGCAGATCTTTTCTTAACGTCGTCCAAGTTGAAAGTCTCAGGAGTTGACTGTTGGTTGTATGAAGGGAAGGGACTGCAAGAGGTACCACCAAGAGACGACTGTCGACCGTTCAGTGTTGCCATGCCGAATTTTAATTCCATGCCATTCAATTCTTTGGTTCATTGTGATGAACGTCGCTATTACGACAAGGCCAGCCCTCTGACTGTGTTTTTTGATGAGGAGGGATGCCACATGACCGACCATGAAGTGATGAAGATTGTTTTTAAAGACGGTGAGGACATGATCGACAGACAGGATGATACAGTGACCATCACAGGGAAAGCGTTGAGAAAGTTGGATCGAATAATGTCATACTTAAGCTACGTTGTCCCGAAGGAAACCAATTTGATCGTCATCAGTGAATGTAGTGATTCTCATTCGGATTTGAAATCAGTGCTGTTGGAAGCAGGTCACTGCCTCCATGAACCGATGGGGGCGGCGTCGTCTTTCACGAAAGTGCGAAAGATGATGACCAGCCTCAGAGATGGGATGAATGAAAAATATCCGCTGACGAAGAACCCAGTAATTAACCAAAACGATTTCATTCGGAATTCGATGTGTGAAGCCGCTACTATCCTCACAGCAACAAGAGAACATGTTTTTAAGACCTTCGCCGAGATATCACAGTTATTACATCATGACGTCAGGCATACGGGCTCCGAAATGATCAAGGAGTATGGTGTGATCGATAGAGACGGCAATGTTGTCACTGACTGTCACCACAAAAAGAAAATCTACGTGGCGTATGCGGC